CTCAATACGAAGGAACGTGTGAACAACACATTCATTCGTCGAGCATCTCCGCTTTACGCCCCTCCGAAATTTACGACCTAGTGCACGAACACACTACTGAGCCTTCGCTTCTTAAGAAGACGAAGGAGTTTGACCCTATGGAAATTGGACTCAAGAAGTATGGACTATCGACCAAACAATTTCCTGACTGGGCAACTCGTGAGGCTGTTCGCAGCTTAACTGAGGAACTCATGTCCCACAAAACACCTGAAGATCTTTCTCGTGAACTGACGATCGACGAGTGCTTGAACGGAATTCCTGGTCATACTGAATCAGCTGACACATCAACGTCATCTGGTTACCCTTTCTCACTGAATCCTAAGACCCGAGGCGCTAAGAAATTAGTGCTTGTTGGGGAGCCAGGAAACTGGAAACTCAACGCAGAGTCTAACGCACATTATGTTCAATGGGAAAATATGCTGAACAATGGCATTGTACCCAGTGATCCTTATCTTGCCACACTCAAAGATGAGCGCCGAAAGATAGCGAAAGCTAGGACCGGACAGACTCGATTGTTCTGTGCAGGAAGTTTAACATCCTTTCTCCATAACAAACGTCTCTTCGGAACTTTCTGTACCTTCTTTAAGCGCATCCGCGATCGATCATGTTCCATCCTCGGCCTTAACAAAGCCTCGCAGGAGTGGGACCAAATGATCAAGTGGATGTCTGAGGTCGGACCTTATGGCCTCGATGGCGATCAGAAGGAGTGGGATGGACGTTTTAAAGCGCGAATCTGTATGCAGCTTGTAGATCTATTTGCTGCATTTTACGGTTGCGAACCCGGAAGTGTTGGCTATCGACAACGATACGTGCTTTTTCTCCATTCCGTCTTTCCTATGCTTCGTGTGAGCTGGCCTTGTGACTATCAATCTGTCACAAATGCTTCTGGCTTCTCTTATGAGCGTGCTGTCATGAAGAGTGTCATGCTACGTGTTCCAGGCTGCATGCCATCTGGCTGGTATCTCACTTTTGTGGGAAACTCGCTGGTGAATGCCGTTTTGATGCGCACTGCATGGATCCTCTTAGTAAGTGCACCGTTTAACGATTTGCGCTACTTTAGAGAGTACACTCGTGATAAGTATGCCGGAGACGACAATTTTGTCGCCGTTGCCCCAGCTTTTCTTCACGAATTTAACAATGTCACTATTTCCAAACTCTTTGCTGAGTATGATCAGATCTATACACCAGCGAGCAAGGGAGGAGATTTAGTGAAGTACCAACGCCTTGAAGATTGCCAGTTTATTAAGAACAAATCTG